CCGATCTGAAAACGCCTCGCAGGAAGGCGGACAGGCCGTAAAGCGGATGACGTGGGACGAGATCATGGCTGACCCGGAATACAACCGGGAAATGCAGAACACGGTGCAAGCACGTCTGAAAACAGCCAAAGACGCAGAGGAGGCTATGCAGAAGCTCGCCCCTGCCCTTGAGCTGTTGCAGCGGCATTACGGCATGGACGGCAACCTGGACGCCGATGCATTGTCCAAGGCCATTTCCGAGGACAACAAATGGTACGAGGAAAAGGCCCTGGAAATGGGCGTTAGTGTGGATGTGGCGAAGAAAATCGACCAGAACGAGCGGGAAACCGCCCGGCTCGCCGCGGAGCGTGATAACGCTTTGCATCAGCAGATGGTCGCCAATCACTTTGCTGACATGGAACGGCAGGCGGAGGAGTTGAAAAAGACATTCCCCAATTTCGACCTCCGAACGGAACTTCGCAACCCTCGCTTTTTCCGCATGACCTCTCCCGGCGGTGGCGTGAGCGTTGCAGATGCCTATTACGCCATCCACAGGAACGAAATCCAAGCAGCGTCTATGCAGGTGGCTGCGCAGAAAACGGCCCAGAATATGGCGAACGCCATTCGCGCGGGCCAGGCGCGACCTGCAGAGAGCGGCACGACGGCACAAGCTCCCGCCGTAAGTACATTCGACTACGCCAAAGCCTCCAAGGAGCAGCGCGAAGATCTGAAGCGTCGTATCAGAGAGGCTGCGGCACGTGGGGAGAAGGTTTACCCGGGCCAAGGCCGCTAAATCCAAGCTCCCCAAAGAAAGGAGCTTAAAATGAAGAAACTCATCAATAAGCTGCTGGCCTTTATGGTCAATCTGCAGCTTTTCGCGGAGGCCGGCACCCTCATTACCGGCACCCAGAACTACGTGAACGCCTACACTGGCGAAACTACCCCGTTCTCCGGCAAGGACACCATGAACGGCGAGCTGAAAACGTTCTACGACACGGAGCTGCTGGAGAACGCGCGCGTAGATATGTACTACGCGCAGTTTGCGAAGAAGCAGCCCCTTCCCAGCGGCAGGGGCAAGACGGTGGAGTGGCGCAAGTGGAACACTTTCGCAAGGGCTGACAAGCTGGAGGAAGGTGTTATTCCCACCGGCCAGAAGTTCGGAATGAGCTCTAAGACCGGCGCAATCAATCAGTACGGCACCTACGCCTCTATCACCGACCAGCTGGAGCTGCACGCCTATGACGATGTGATCCTGGGCGCCACCGAAGAAATGGGCGCCTCCGCCGCAGAAACCCAGGAGGTACTCATCCGAGACGCCCTGTACACCAACACCAACGTGCTGTACTGCGACAATATTAACCCCGCAAACGGCGCCTATGTGGACACCCCCAAGGCCAGCGGCGGCCTGTGCTACGACGAGAATAAGCGGGCTGTCCTGTCCCCCGACATGATCAACAAGGCCGTCACCAAAATGAAGAAGGACAAGGTGAAACCTGCCTTCGGCGGCAAGTATGCCGCAGTCATCCATCCCAGCGTGTCCTATGATCTTCGCAGCCACAAGGATTGGGTGGAAGCGCACAAGTACGCTGCGACCACCGAAATCTTCAATGGCGAGATCGGCGAGCTGCACGGTGTGCGCTTCATCGAGGACGTGTTTGCCCCCGTCATCAAGGGCGAGGATCTGGCGAGCAATAGCCGCACGCTGCTGGTGAACCATACCGACGGATACACCGGGGCAATCACCTCCATCGCCTTTGACGGAGGCACCGTTGCCGAAAACGCACTGAAAGGCCGTGCGATTGAGATCAACGGCATCGTCGCCTTTGTCTCCAGCAATACGGCCAACAGCATCACCATTCCCAGCACCAATTTCGGCACCATCGCCGACAACGCCGTTATCTATCCCGGAGAGGGCGCGAAGAACGGCGAAGCCGCCTATGCCACCTATTTCTTCGGCAAAGATGGTTTCGGCATCATCGACCCCGAGGGCGGCGCCCTGCAGATGATTGCGCACAGCAAGGAGGAAATCGGCGGCCCGCTGAACCAGTTCAGCACCGTGGGCTATAAGTTCGAGACCAACGGCGCAACCATGCTGTACCCCGAACGCGTACTGCGCGTGATGAGCGCCAGCGCATACAGCGCAACCGACGAAGCCAACTGAGGCGCATAACTACATGACGTGGCAAGGGGTTTCCCCCTTGCCACGCGGAAGAAATAAGGAGGACAAAACCATGAGCGAAACCGTGAGCGAGAAGACCATCCCCGCCAATTCCGACGCCGAGAAGAAAAAGAAGAAGGATGTTCCTGCGGAAGGGGAAATCCGGCAGGATGATGTGGACATCTTCGTGGAGCGGCCCCAATCGGCCAACGACGACCCTAACCTGTTCGTCAGCGTGGGCGGGAAAAACTACCTGCTGCCCAAGGGCGAGTATAGCCGCGTCCCCCGCGAAGTGGCGCATGAGATCATGCGCGCCCAGGCCGCACAGCAGGCCATGGACAAGCGCAGCCGCGCCATGGTGGAGTCGGCCATGCAGCAGGCAAAGGCCGCAAGCGGCAGGCTTTATTAACGGAAATAACATAAGAAGCGGGGCCAAAAGCCCCGCTTTTTTCAAAGGAGGCGTGGACAAATGACTATTGCGGAGGTGCTGCAACTGGTTGACACCCTGCGGCCAAACCAGTTTGACAGCGCCATTAAGAAGAAGTGGCTTTCCCAACTGGACGGCATGATTTACGAGGAGGTTTTCAAAACCCACGTAAACAACCCTGTGGAGGAATTCAACGGCTACGATGGTGCAGACGAAAACACGGAACTGCTTGTGCCGTTCCCCTATGACTATAACGTCTATATCAACTACCTGCAGGCGCAGATTGACAAGGAAAACGGAGAGTTTGGGAAATACAACCAGACTGTGACAATCTATAACGGTGCATATCGGGCATTTACAGATTGGTACAACCGCACACATGACCCGCTTCCTACGGAATCTGCGTTCCTGTTTTAACGATAAAGGAAAGGAGGGCGGAGAAACAATGCCATATTTGCCTATTGTTCCAGGCGGGGACAATGCAAAATCGGAGTTTGTTGAGAGCTTCGGGGGCCTTTGTCACCGGGAGCGGAACGCGGACGGCACCGGCACCACCCGGAAAAACGGCGCGCTGCAGTTCTATGACGAAAAAAATCTGTCTGCCCGGGACTTCCCGGCGCTGGCTACGCGGGAGAAGCGGTACACCGTGACCACTGGCACCACCGGCGACAGCGGAGTCAGAGTATGCACGGATATCGTGGACGACGGCACCACGCTGTGGCGTCTTTGCTGGGAGATGGGGGAAGCATTTATACCAAGGGGAGAGCATGCGTACATGACGGACGGGACGATTTGGTTTTCCCTGCCTATCCAGTATGATGGCGACGGCTTCCGCCACCGGGTAAAGCGGCAGATCATCCGCATGGGCGCCTATCTGCTGATCTGGCCGGAAAAGGTGTGGATTAACACCGCCAAGCGCACCGGGGCCATTGTGGGCTGGCAAACGCCGGTATACGACCCAAACTATGAGCAAAAGGAAGTGCGGCTGTTTGACAAGGACTTCCGGGAGATATACCCGATGTACTATAACGAGAGCCCGGAAAGCCCCGCCGTGGGAGAGTACCGTGTCATGCAGAGCAGCAACACCACCACGCCCACGGTGACGGTGTGGAACGGCAGCGCGTGGGCAGACCCCGGCGCGGTGTACACCTACCTTTACCCCGCCAGCTTCGGCGTGGAGGCCGGGGACATCGTGAAAGTAAACGGATTTTACGACAGAGCAGCAGGCTATTATGAAACGGGACGGTTCGCATTTTTGAACAACAAGCAGTACACGGTGGCCAAGGTAGACGAGGACGGCTTTTATCTCCCGGTGGGGTGCTATCCCGGCATCTACACTTACGGCTGGACGTGGGGAATTACGGTGCAAAAGGCCAATCGCGCCCCGGAGGTGGGCATGATGGAGCAGAGCAACACTGCCCAAAGCGTTTCTGTAGTGCTGTGCAAGGAAAGCGGCGACGCCTACACCGACTTTACGGTAAGCCCCACGGCCCCGGCAGACCCGGCGGACAAGGCGCTGTGGATGGACACCGGCGGCGACACCCCCATTCTCAAAGAGTGGAGCGCCACCCAGGAAATTTGGGTGGAGATCCCCACCACATACCTGAAAATCAGCGGAACAGGCATCGGGCAGGGGCTTTCCGCCGGGGACGGCGTATTCCTCACCGGCTTTTCCAACACGGCATATAACGGAAGCTACGTGCTTCGTGGCGCTGGGGCCGACTACCTGGTGGTGGACGGCATCATCACCTCCGCCGTGTCTGGTGAGACGGTGACGGCGGCCCGGACGGTGCCGGACATGGACTTTGTGGTGGAGAGCAACAACAGGATTTGGGGCTGTAAATACGGCACGGTGAACGGGCAGCTCGTGAACGAGATTTACGCCAGCAAGCTGGGGGATTTCCGCAACTGGCACGTTTTTGACGGCCTTTCCACCGACAGCTACGCCGCCTCCCGAGGCAGCGGCGGCCCCTGGACAGGGGCCATCGAATACGGCGGATTGCCCCTGTTTTTCAAAGAGAACAGCATCGAAAAGGTGTACCCATCCGCCAGCGGCGCACACCGCATTGTGTCCACCCAGGCGCGAGGCGTACAGAAGGGATGCCAGCGCAGCCTTGCCATCGTCAATGAGGCGCTTTTTTACAAGGCTGTGGGCGGCGTGATGGTGTACGACGGCAGCTTGCCGACACTGATCTCCGAGGATTTGGGCGAGTACCAATTCCTTTATGAGGCGGCGGGCGGCGGCCTGGACGGCATCTATTACATCTCCATGCAGACCATCCAAAACGGCTGGGGCGAGGGGAACCTGTTTACCTATGACGTCAACAAGGGCATCTGGCACCGGGAGGACGACACGTCGGTGCGGCAATTCCTTCCCTATGGCGGCAAGATGTACTTCGTGTCGCAGCGTGGAATCAGTGACGGCTATTACATGAACGTTAAGTACGATCTTGTGTGCGTCAGTGGCGGCGGCACGGAAGCGGTGGACTGGATGGCGGAAACGGGTGCCATCGGCTACCACGACAGCAACCAAAAATACCTGAGCCGGTTTTTGCTGCGGATGAAGACCGAGGGCAGTGTGATGCTTTATATCCGCTACGATGAGGGCGAATGGCTGCACCGGGGAACGGTGCAGATGGGCGGCAGCACCAAGACCATCACCGTGCCGGTGCCGCCCCGGCGGTGCGACCACGTGTATTTGCGGCTGGTAGGGGACGCCGATATGGTGCTGTTCGGCATGACCCGGTATTACGAAAGGGGCAGTGATATGGCATGGTAGACCAACGCTTTGAAATGCCGCCTATGGCGCTGCGGGAAAAAGACCCGGAGCTGTATGCCTATTTGTGGAAACAGACGGAACTGCTGAATATTATGGTGGACGCAATCTCGTCTATTACGGCGGCGGGTGATAAATCGAAAGGAGATTAACACATGGCAAACTTGAGCTACGGAAGCAGAGGCGAGGACGTTCGGGCGCTGCAAGAGCAGCTTCGGGCGGCGGGCTACAACATCGCCGCCGACGGCATTTTTGGCCCGGCTACACAAAACGCGGTGCGGGCCTATCAGCAGGCCAACGGCTTGCAGGTGGACGGCATCGTGGGCAATCAGACCCGCAGCGCCCTTTCGGGCGGCAGCGCCGCCCAGACGGCCTACACGCCCGCGGCGGCGCCGGCACCGTCAACGAACATATACAGTGGCGGAAGCGCCAAGCAGGAATACGACCCGAACACGGACGCGGCATACCAGGCGGCCATGGCGGCGCTGGATGAGGTAAAAGGCAGGGCGCCCACATACACGGGATCCTATGACACGCAGCTGGACGAGCTGTACTCGCGGATTGTGGACAGGGATAAGTTCCGCTACGACGTAAACGGCGACGAGCTATACCGCCAGTATGCGGATCAGTATACCCGCATGGGCAGGCAAGCCATGGAGGACACCATCGGCAAGACGGCGGGCCTCACAGGTGGCTACGGCAGCACCTACGGACAGAGCGCCGGGCAGCAGGCATATAACGCCTACCTCGCGCAACTGGGCAACGTGGTGCCGGAACTGGAACAGCGGGCCTATGACCGCTATATGGACGAGGGCAACGAGCTTTTGGCCCAGTATGAAATGCTGGGGCAGAGGGCCGACGACGAGTACAGCAAGTATATGGACAGCTACAACCAGTGGCTTGCTGACAGAGACGCCGCCCAGACGGAGTCGGACGCCGCGTGGGAGCGGGCATACCAACTTTTCCGCGACAGCGTGAGTGACAGCCAGTGGGAACGTCAATTTGCGGCCAGCCAGGCGGCGAAAGCACAGTCGGCAAGCAGCAGCCCGGCAAGCAGTACCGAGCGTCAAACCGTTTCCGCCCCCACAATTACGAGGAACAAAAACGAAGAGAGCGCAACGGGAAGCGGCGTAACCGGTTTTTCCAACGTCAAGCGCACGATTTCCTCTGCGCTATACCTGGGGCAGGAGATGAAGGCCCTTGACCTGGTGGACGGTATATGGAACCAGGCCACCGCCTCGCAGCGCAAAGAACTTAAGAAGGTACTGTCTGACTACGGTTATGCCATCAAGGAGTGAGTGGAATGGAATTTGTTAGGAAAAGTGACGGCGCAGTAATCCAGCGGGACAGGGCCGGGAACCTGACTTCCAACAAGACCGGCACTGGCTGGAACGTGCAAGATGACGCCTATCATGGGAGCAACATCAGAATAGTTCGGGAAGGTCAGATCGGCGTAACGGCAGCAAATGCGATTGGTGCCGGTGTAACTATTCCAGAGAAAAAAACGGCACCTGCTGTGCAGGCGAATGTTGACGCGCCTGCGGAAACGACACAGGAGAAGACCGGGAAATTCAGCCTGGGAACGGCTGCGAAGGCGGCGGGCGGATCGCTTATGGGCGGTATTGCCAGCATGGGCGCGACGGGCGCCTGGCTGGAAGACCAGGTGAACGGCGTACTGGACATGATATTCCAAGGGGCCGGTTTCCGTGGCCACGGGTTTTTCAACACGCTGTATAACGGCAATGAAGCGCTGGGAATCCGAGGCATAAAGGAAGAGACGGACTACTACCGGCGACTGGCCGCAGAAAACGCGGCAAATATCTCCACCGGCAATGACAAGGTGGATAAGGCGCTTCGATTTGCGGCGAATACCGGCAATGAGTTGGCATACGCGGTGGGCGCTGCGGCGCCCATGGCCGCTACCGCCATGTTCAGCGCCCCGGCGGAGGCGGCTGCAGGACTTGCGGAGGTGGGCAAGAACGGGCTGATCCAAAAGGGCGCGGAGGCGGTGGAGCGTTCCGGCGTGCTCCAGACGCTGGGGGAACAGGCCCGGAAGCTGCTGACCAGCCGGGACTACTGGACAGCGTTTGCCCAGGAAGTGGGCCAGGACTACTACGAGGCGCTGGAGGACGGCGCAACGGAAGATGAGGCGAACGCCTACGCCATCGGGACGGCGCTTATCAACAGCATTGTGGAGATTGGCGGCGGTATCCAGGACACGGCCTCTCCTCTCTGGAAGTCTGCCCTTGAAGAAGGCGTGGAGGAAATCGAGCAGGGCCCGATTCAGCGCCTTATGAAGGGTGCCGTGTATGGCAGCGATGCACCGCTGTTCTCCCTAACGGATGAAAACGCCGTGGTCAACCCCGGTGTCATGGCAAAGGAGTTCGGCATGGGCGCGGCCGTGGGCGGAATTCTCGGCGGCGGGCAGCGCCTTATTGGGAATGCTGTGCAGAAAAGCGTCGAGAACGGCGAGTATCAGAGAATATACGGCGATGATGCCGGCGCGCTTGCGCAGGAGGCGTTGGAGCTGGACAGCGGGAACAAAACAGCACAGGCCGTCGCCGAGAAGGTGCGGCGTGGCGAGAAAGTCAGTGTAAAGGAAATTCGTTCCCTTATCCGTGACAACGAGGCCGTGAAGGAAAACTATGACGGTGAGAACAGCGCGGAGGAAGGGCAACTGTCCGGGAATTCCGGACAGTTGACGGAAAGCGGGGAACAACTTGTAAGAAATCCTGACCAGTTGACGGATGCCGCACAGACGGTAGAAACGGCGGCCGGGGAACCTCTCGGAGGCGTGACACTTGAAAAAGCCTCTGAAAAGTACGGGAAGCAGGCGCAGGCGTTTACCCGTACATACCAGGACGGGCAGGACGTGGAGCAGTATGACCGGGCATTTCGTTACGCCTATGACTACGGGCGCAGCGGCGTTCCCTTTGACGCCGCGAAGAAGCTGGAAAGCATCGCCTACCTCACGGACGCGCAGAAGGAGATCGCCTATCGAATTGGCGCAGATGCCGCTACAAACGCAGCCAATGTACGCCAGGGCAGGAACGAAGCCGCCGTGAACGGCAAAACCGGTCGGAAAATAGGCACCGTTCGCGGCGAGGGCGTGAGCATCGCCGACCTGACGGCCACGTTTAATGACCAGCAGGGGCGCGCTTACCGTGTACTGTCAAGTGTGGCAGAAGCAACAGGCGCCAACATCGTTTTGTTCCGTTCCAAGGCGGATGAAAACGGCAATTTCGTGGGAGAACAAGGGCGCTTTGACAGGCGGGACGATACCACCTACATCGACATCAACTCCGGGCTGCTGTCTGAAGCTGACGTGAACGACCTGGGGAAGTACGCTATGCTTCGCACGTTCACCCATGAGTTTACGCATTTCGTTGAAAAGTGGGGCCCGACGCAGTATAATGACCTGAGAAAAGCGGTGTTCGACGCCATAGAGAGAAACGGCGAAAGCGTAAACGATCTCATCGAGGAAAAGATGAACGCCACGGGCCTGGAATATGAACGGGCCAGCCGCGAAGTTGTGGCGGAGGCAATGACGGATATTCTGCCGGACAGCCGCTTCATGCAGGACATGGCGGAAAACCACAAGAGCGTGCTTGAAAAGCTGATTGAGCGCCTCAAGGCTTTTGTGGAGGACGTGAAGGCGTATTTCGCTACCATCGGGAAAAACCGTTCCAGGGAGGCACAGGCGCTGAAAGAAACGGTTGACGGCGTAGAGAAATACCTTGACGACATCGTGGCACTATATGACAACGCCTCCTCCGCCGCCGTAGAAAACTACCAGAGGGCAAATGCTGTTGACGAGGTAACGGAGAACGTCACCGAGGAAACTGCGCCAGCGGCCACGGAAAAGGCCGCAGAGAGCGAAGAAAGCGAAGAGAGCGCAGAAGCTGCCACGGAAAAGAAAACCGCAGGAGAAGCAGAACTTCTTGCCTACAAGAGCAGCGAAAGCTACAAGATCAATGCCAAGCTGCGCGGCGAAGGAGAGCTTACCGCCGCCGATCAGGAGTTCATCAACAATCTTGATAGTTTCCTTGAAACTCTCCCCACATACAAGGGGACGGTTTACCGGAATGTTGTATTCGACGGCATGGGTGACGAGGAGGCATACAACGCATTTCTCGCAGATCACGCCGTCGGAAATGTAGTCCCATATCCGTCCTATACTTCCACTTCCACAACGAAGTCCGGACACCCTCTTGAGGGAAAATACGTTGTCAATCTGGAAATCACGGGAGAAAGCGGACGGAATGTTGACGGATATGGAAACAATATGGAGCAGGAAGTTCTGTTTCCAAGAGATACAGCGTTCGAGGTCGCAAAAATTGAAAATAACAACGGTATTCCTACCGTCTATATGCAGGAGGTAAACTATGGACAAGAAAGCGGAAATGGGCGCTTATATCAGCGGAATAATTCAGGAGAACAGGGATCACCCGCCGAAAGCGGCACAAACAAAGTGCAACAGATGCAAGAAGCACCAGCAGGGAGCGAAGTGCAGCAAGTACCCGACACTTATTCCGGAAGAAATCGTGTTTATGAAGAAGGAGTGTCCGGAGTTCGAGCAGGCGTAGGCGTAAAACTGGAACAGCAGGTAAAAACACCGGCGAAAAAACGGAGCAAGCCACGCACCGTGGAAAGCACGGAAAGGCTGGAAGACTTCGGAGAGAAAATCGGCGGCGCACGAAAAGACTGGCGCACGAACGGACTCAACATTGATGACCTTTCCGATATGAACGACAGAGAGCGCAAGGCAAACGTCAAAAAAGACAACGTTTGGAAGCGCCCGGACTATAAGAAGCTCATTGAGGGCGGAGCGGATCGCGGCATATTGTTCGGCGTGAATGAGATCAGAAAGAGCCTCCCTGCCACTATCTCCTACGGGTACAAATGGACGGAGGATGTTTCCGAGGCGAAACAGAGAGAGTATATCTCCACCATTCGCGCCATTCAGGAAGTTGCGGGACAGGCAAAGGAGAAAAACGACTTTGCCAAGGTGATCTCCTGGCTGATGGACAACGGGTATCTTGAAATTGCAGAAAGCTACGGCAGAAAAAATTTCAAGTCCACGAATAAATACCGAGAAAACCCCGCCCTTTCCGGAAGTACCATCGTTTCCACCATCGGCATACTGACGAGCAGCAGTTTTGACCTTGTGAAAGCGGCGGATAAGGCGAACTTCGCCGTGGACGCTGCCAACAAGATCCCCGCCGGGTATGCCATTCATCAGGGTAGCGTCAGAACGGACAAGGGCGACAAGGAAACGGACTGGTACATCACCAAGGGCAGCGTCATCATCAAGGAGGGCTTCCCCACCTTTGAAAGCGCCATGGACTTCCTGCGCAACGTCAAAAAGAGCAAGGATAAAAAGACACGGTTTGTGCCTCCCCAGCTTTTGGGCGTGCACCGGAAAGGTCCCGACTACCGAGGCGGACAGAACGTGGACGGACAGGCTTACATTGACCGCTTCGGATTTAAGGGCGGAGAGTTCGGAAACTGGATGAGCGCCAAGGATCGTCAGGTGTCTATGAATTACGGCTATGATGCGCTCATGGACTTGGCTGACGCATTGAACGTCGATTACAACGATATTTCTTTCGGTGGAAACCTGAATATCGCCTTTGGCGCAAGAGGGCAGGGCTTGAGCGGCGCGGCGGCTCACTACGAGAATATGCGGCACGTTATCAACCTCACCAAAATGAACGGAGCCGGAAGCCTCGCCCATGAGTGGTTCCATGCGCTGGACGATTTTGTGGGCGGCTACACGGAGAATTACGCCACTAATCGCTATTACCAGCTGCCGGAGAAAACAAAGACGGCGATCCGCGACCTTATCACCACCATGCAGTATAAGGACGGCACCCAAGAGGAAACCGACCTTGCGGCTCAAAAACGCGCAGAGCAGACGGAACGCAATATCCGGTATATGCTTTCCTCCAATTTCCGCTGGGTGGAGCGCGTGGAAAACGGCACGTTTGATCCGGCAACGGACGGCAGATACTTCAAGACGCAGCCCACTGCGCAGGATGCAGAGGAATACCGGCGGCTTGAAAAGTCCCTTGTGGAAAACTTTGACCTGAAAGCCGTGGACGCATTGAGTGACCTACGGAAGAAAATCACTGGTCATGTGATTGAAAAGGGCACGAGAGACGAAATTGCCCTGCGTGCTGACCTTGCCAAACGCGCCGGCGCTGCCAAGGCGCAGCCGGTACGGAAGATGACCGACTACTACAAGGACAGCCGGGAGTTTGGCAACCTCCACGCCAAGGACGGCGACTATTGGGACAGCACCATAGAAATGGCAGCCCGCGCCTTTGCCACCTACATCACCGACAAGACCGGCAAACAGAACGATTATCTTTCCGGACACTCCGACAGCGTGGCAACCATCACCGAGGACAGCAAGGGCAATCTGAAACCGATTTACGCCTATCCCAGAGGCGAGGAACGCATTGCCATTGACGCGGCTTTCGATCAGCTTATTTCTGCGTTGAAAGAGGACGGATACCTTCACGAGCAGGAGGAAGTCGAAAGACCAGCGGATATTCAGTACCAGCAGCGCAGTTCCCCGCTGACTGACCGCGACATTTTGGGAATGGCGGTTGTGGAAAACCTGGAAGACACGCTGACAGAGGCGGAAAAAGACGCTCTGCGCATTTATAACAGCAGAATTGACGCTTTGCAATCTCTTACCAGGGAACAAAACGTGCTGCAAGATCTATACAGGCAGCAGAGCGAAGCCGACAAGAAAGACCGCGCCGCTATCAAGAAGACGGAAAACCGCTTGCAGATCGTAAACGAAAAGGTAAAAGCCGCCTCCGCAGAGCTGCAAAAGGTAGAGAAAGCCTCCGTTTTCAAGGGCGTTATGCTGAAAGCGTATCAATCCGTTTACGGAGAGCTGAAAAGCAAGTACGGCATTATCCCAAGCGGAGAAAATCCGGCAAGAGCTGTTGAAGTTCCCAAAAAGGCAGCCAACGGAAAAACGATCTCCCAAACCGTCCGCACCATTTTGGAGGCAAACGCCACGCCGGAGGCTATGATCCCGACCATCGAGGCGCTGGCGGCAAACGGCACATTCTCCTATGACAAGTACACCGACAAGGAAGCCCTTTCCGACGCAGAAAAGAAGATCGAGAACGACGGCTGGGAGACCGCAAAGCAAAAATGGTTTTCCTCCATGGAGAAAGGCGAGGTCAGCAAGGAACTGACCGCCCAAGGCTGGGTGCTCTACAATAACGCAGCCAACGCCAAAAATACAGAGCTTGCCGTGAATATCCTCAACGCCATGGTGGAACATCAGAGAAGTGCGGCACAGGCATTGCAGGCAACCCGTATTCTGAAAAAGCTGGCACCGGAAACACAGCTTTACGCCGCGGCAAAGAGCGTGAAAAAGCTGCAAGAGGAAATCAACAACCGATACGGAGAGGGCAAAACCAAACTGAAAATCGACCAAGACCTTGCCGAGCAGTACATGAACGCAGACACCGACGCAAAGCGGGACGATGCCATGAAGCAGATTTACATTGACATCGGAAAGCAAATGCCCTCCCGCTTCCAAGACAGGTGGAACGCGTGGCGGTATCTTTCCATGTTGGGCAATCCGAGAACGCACGTCAGAAACATTGTAGGAAACGCTTTCTTTGCCCCTGTGGTGGCGGTAAAGGACTTGACGGCTACCGGTATTGAAAAGGCTGTAAACCTCGTCAGCGGCGGCAAAACGAGCCGCACAAAGGCAATCGTCGGCGCAGGTGATAAAGAACTTATGAGCGCCGCATGGAACGACTACGCCAAGGTTTCCGAGGCCATTCTCGGCGGCGGCAAGTACAGCGACTTTGCCAACGCCAACAAATACATTGAGGAAGGGCGCGTCATATTCGGAAATACCAAGTCGGAGGTATGGAATAAGACCGGCGGAAAGGTGCTGGAAGCCGCCAGAAAGAAGAACAGCGAGCTCCTTGATATAGAAGACGTATGGTTTGCCAAGCCTCACTATGCGCTTGCTATGGCGCAATACTGCAAGGCAAACGGCATTACCGCCGAGCAGATCGCCAAGGGCTACAATCTATCCGAGGCGCGGGAGTACGCCATCAAGGAGGCGCAAAAAGCCACATACCGCGACGCGAGCGATCTGGCACAGTTCCTTTCCAAGGCAAAGTTCCAAAGCAACAAACCTCTTTCCAAAATCGGGAATATCGTGCTGAACGGTATTCTTCCTTTCCGAAAAACACCAGCCAATATCCTGGCAAGAGGCATTGAGTACAGCCCTGTCGGTCTCATGTCCGGCATCTACAAGGCAACCAAGGGCGTAAAAAGCGGCAAATACACCGCAGCAGAAGCCATTGACAGCATTTCCGCCGGTCTCACCGGCACGGGACTTCTTGCCCTGGGTCTGTTCCTTGCCGCAGAGGGACTTATTCGCGGCGGCAGAGGCGGAGACGACGACAAGAAGAACGCCTTTGACGAGTTGAACGGACACCAGGCGTATTCCCTGGAAGTCGGCGGAACGTCCGTCACGCTGGACTGGCTGGCACCGGAGGCGCTGCCGTTCTTCGTGGGCGTAAACCTGTGGGAGATCATGAACAGTTCGGAGGAAAACGACGGATTGCTTTCCTCTATGGACAAAATCCTTTCCGCTGTTTCCAATGTGGGAGAGCCTATGCTTGAAATGAGCTGCCTGCAAAGTCTGAACGACGCGCTGGACGCTTTGAGCTATGCTTCGGAGGGCGAGCTTTCCCCGCTTATGAGCCTTACGACCAGCATAGCCACCAGCTACGTCACGCAAGCCTTCCCCACCCTGCTGGGACAGGCAGAACGCACAGCGGAGGACACGAGAATGACCACCTATTCGGAAAAGGGCAAGTTCCTGACACCGGATATGCAGTACACCATCGGAAAGACGAGCGCCAAGATCCCCGGCATCGACTATCAGCAGATCCCCTACATCGACGCATGGGGCAGAGAGGAAAACACCGGCAACCTCTTTACAAGGGCTTTCAACAACTTTTTCAATCCCGCCTACGTTTCCACCTACCAGGAGGGCGACGTGGAAAAAGAGCTGCTGCGGCTCTATGAAACCACCGGAGAAACCACCGCTTTCCCCAACAGGGCAAGCAGGAGCTTCACCTACGACAAGAAGAAGATCGAGCTTACCAAGGAGCAGTACGTCACCTTTGCCAAGGAAAAAGGCACTTCTTCTTACCGGAACGTGGAAAAACTTATTAAAAGTGCGGGATATAACGGGCTGACAAACGAAGAAAAGCTAAAAGCCGTCGGGTATATCTACGACTACGCCACCGCAGTTGCCAAGACAAAAGTGAGCGACTATAAGCCGACGGGCTGGATCAAAGAAGTTATCAGTTCCGGCGGAAACCCCGTGCAAAAGGCTATTGAAAAGGCCGGAAAATAAGCAGCAGCGCCGCCCACACCGGGCGGCGCTGCTGCCGTTATTCGTTATTCGATTTTCTCTTTACCGGAACGAAAATAATCAATAGGCAAGAAATGAGGATTGCGGAAAACCATATCACAACAGGAATATTCCCCATTACAGCCTCCAAGATCAGCATATATACTGCAAAGATACCCAAGACAACGCCAAACGGTCTACGCTTTTTACAGACCAGCCGACAAGCAAAAGCCCCGGAAAATGCGCTGACAACATACAAGACAGCGGTTATAATGGTAAGGATTGTCACGTTATCAGAAGCAGAATCCGCCAAAGACGAAAAAACAGTTTCAACAATGAAGAAAATCATAAATCCAACGACCACGCCTAAAATCGAAAAAAGGCGGCTTTTTGCCGACTCCGGTTTTTTGGACAACTCCCCCACAATCTCTTTGGTTTCTTTGTCCACAATGTTATATCTCTTCTCCATTTTCTCTTCCTCCTATTTCTATATATAGCGCAAAGTGAAAAATAAAAATCACAATTTCTTGGGGTTTTTCAAAATTAAGGCTTGACGTGGTGATTAAATGGTGATATTATCACCACATAGGAAGGAGGCGAAAAAATGTCACCACGGCAGAAGATGAACTCCGAGAGAATTAACGTGTTCTTTTCGAGTGAAGTAATTGAAAGGTTGAAATGCCTTGCAGATGAAAGGGGCACGTCGTTAAGCGGAATTATCCGCATGATCGTCTTGGAGTATCTTTCCAAGATATAAGACAATCCCCACGATGTCAATCTTGGCAGAGCGTCATCGTGAGGACTGATCCACCGGAGGTTTCCCTGCGGTAAATCTATGCTACCACACGGAAGCCTCCAAGTCAATTATGAAATGGAGGATTTTATGAGTAAAATCGAACAGCAGGAAAACCGCATACTGGTGAACGCGGACAGCGTTCTTTGCATGGTACACTCCCTCAATATCCTGATGTACGGCGTATATCACCAGTGCTGCTGGAGCACGGCGGACGGCGTACTGGACGTCGGAAGCATTGAAGAAGTCCCGCACAGCAAGCAAGCCATAAACGGCAGAGAATGGGTCGTGAACAATTACGACACGGTTTCCGGCGCTATCGCCGTGGCAAAGGACGTTACCGGTCTTCTCTCCGAGGTTGCCGCCAACTACCATATCACGGTGACGGAATAAGGAGGCGGAGAAATGAACGAATTGCAGATTTTCCAAAGCCCCGAATTTGGACAGGTGCGGACGCTGACCATCCAAGGCGAGCCGTGGTTTGTGGGAAAGGACGTGGCGGAACGGCTGGGGTACAGCAACACAAAGGACGCTCTTTCCCGTCACGTTGACGATGAAGACAAGCTGGGGTCGCGTTTCACGACCTCAGGCCAAGCAAGAGAAATGACGGTCATCAACGAAAGCGGCTTATACTCTCTGGTGCTGGGCAGCAAGCTGCCCACCGCCAAAGCGTTCAAGCGGTGGATCACCGGTGAGGTCATCCCCACGATCCGCAAGACCGGCGGCTATGTGAACAACGACAGCGCCTTTGTGGAAACCTATCTCCCCTTTGCGGACGAGGCGACCAAGAGCCTTTTCCGCTCCACGCTGGAAACCATCCGGCAACAAAACGCCAAAATCGAGGCAGACCGCCCCAAGGTGCTGTTTGCGGACGCGGTAAGCACGGCGAAAAGCTCTATCCTTATCGGGGAGCTTGCCAAGCTATTGAAGCAGAACGGCGTGGACATGGGACAAAACCGCCTGTTTGACTACCTGCGCAAGCATGGGTATCTCATTTCCCGGCGGGGCAGCGATTACAATATGCCCACGCAGCGGAGCATGGAGAGAGGCTGGTTTGGGATCAAGGAAACGGCGATCACCCACGCCGACGGCAGTATCAGCGTGAGCAAGACGGTCAAGGTGACCGGCAAAGGGCAGCAATATTTCATCAACCTGTTTCTGAACAGGAAAAACGCATAAAATAATCGCAAGCAAAGCGAGCGCCGGGTTAGAAATCCCGGTGCTCGCTTTGCTATTCTCTCATCGCTGCGTGGAAGTCGCTGGGCTTCTATGACGTGAACATTTCCAGGGGGCTGACCGATGTAATCAAGCATTCCGAAACCTTCATGGATAAGGTGACCGACGTGGGCATGGCCGGCGCTGAATTGGCAGATCGCGTGACATGGGCAGCCATGTGGAGCGCATGCAAGGAGCAGGTGAAGCGGAGCGGGAAGTACAGCGCAAATTCGGAGGAGTTCTACAACGCCGTCACAGATCTGTTCGAGGAAGTTATCTACAAGACGCAGGTTGTGGACAGCGTGCTGACGAAAAATGAATTTCTGCGAAGCAAGGGCTTCTTCGCCCGGGCAGTCGGTTCCTTCATGAGCGAGCCCACAACGACGGCTTCCATGCTGCTGGACGCCTACGATAAGTACCAGAGAGATCTTCAGCGCGGTTATAGCCCCCGGCAGGCGTGGGAGAAAAACAGGGGGAATATCGTGCGAACGGCCTATGTCTACGCCGTCGGCGCCCTGCTGCTGGCCGCCGCCACCGCCGTAGAAGACGCATGGCGAGACGATGACGATTACGAAACCTTTGCCGCGAAATTCCTCGATGCATTTAAGTCGAACGCCATTGACGAGTTTTTGCCTTTCAACGACCTGCCTATTCTCAACGATGTATATGAATTAATCAAGTCGCTGTTGGATAGCTGGGGTGTGTCTGACAAACTCGGCATTGACATTTACGGTAATGCGCCGCGCAGCCTCCTTTTCCAGTGGCGCGACGTGTTGGTGAAGGGAAGCACGATTTTCCACGATAAGATTACCGGCGACGGCACAAACGTCAAATATACATGGTATGGCGGTGCGTACAAGCTCCTGCAAGCTGTCAGCGGCATGACGGGTATTCCGATGGCCGCAGTCACGCGAGAGGTTGTTTCCGCGTGGAATAGCACCGTTGGCGCTATGGCGCCAAGCCTGAAGGTGAAATCGTATGATGTCGGTGCAAAAAACAGCATCAAGTACGCTGTAATGGACGGAAATCTGACGGAACGCGAGGCGGAAAGAGAGCTTATCGCAAGGAACGTGGCAAGCGACGACGCAGAGGCTGGCAAGATGGCAAAAACATGGGCGTCTTTGAGCCGCTTCGCTGATGCTGGATTTGGCGATATTTCCGAGGCTGCGGCCAGGGACTACGCTGAATACTGCCAGGATACCGGCGTTTCACGGGAAACGTTCTATAATGCCTGGAGCGCCACAAAGAGCATGGTCGGTGACGACAAGGACGGTGACGGAAAATCTGATGCCGGCACAAAGGCGAATAAGCAATTTGCCTATATCAACAATCTTGACGGACTGACTGTATCCCAAAAAAAGGCGATTGCGAGAGCACTCACGTCTGTTGCGGACAGCACAATCGAAAAATACGGCTGGCGGTAACGCCACAGTAAAATGCGGCCCTGGGTTAGAAATCCGGGGCCGCATTTTGCTATATTCGTGGCGGAGAGGGCGGCAATATTGCCGCAAAATAACTTAAAAGGAGGACTAACTATGTACGAAGCGCGCATTACCTCGAATGTTTTCGGCAGTGAGCGCATGGCCATCGTGACAGATGCAGTCATCAATAAGACGTCTGACGAAATCAATGCGGTGCAGCTGGACGAAAAGCACACTCTCGGAGACGTGGAGCCTGGCTTTATGATCTATACCGCAGGCTTCAAAAGTGTTAAGCAGAAGGCCCTGGATGGCTCCTGGGTGCAGCTGTAAGGAGGTGGCGTTATGGATGGTATTATCCCCTTTGCACTGCTTCAACATCTGCCCGGCATCGGGCTGGGCGTGACGCACGCCGCCACCGGGCAGATGATTCGAGCCTCGGGTGTGGA